CAGAGGCCAGAATTTCTCGTTGGCTGACATCTTACATAAAGCGTCGGCACAATCACCTCTACTGCTCTGGGGTATTTTGCCGTCTCTGTATAAGGAGCAATCACTTTTGGTCGGATGTTTATGTAAGAGACAATCGGGTAAGGATTGTTTTTTCGTGTGCCATCCCAGGGGTCAATGATTGTTTTCTCATCCAGCATCACTACAAAGTGCATATCATTACCAAATCTTACATCAGCAATACAAGGAAAGAACTGCCTGGTTTTGCCACTGCCTGCCCACTCCAGTCCCAGCAGAGAAGCCGCCCTATCCCAGATAACCAGACAACCAGCAAGAAAGCCACCACCATTTTTTAAGATGTCGTTGACTTCATCGGGTCTTCTATCCGCCATAATACCCAAGCTGGTAACAGCACAACCATCTTTACCGATGCTGGTTCTACAAAAGCCAAGTTGTTTCCAAGACCAGCGCCAATCTCTTTGTGAATAGTTTGTCATTTCGTCTCCTTTCTCTTATATTTTATCATATTGATATTCATTACTCTGCTTCGTAAGTGAAGAAAGCATCTATTGAATTGCTTGAAGTTCCCCAGTTTCCTACCGCACCGTTCGTTCCATTATGTATTTCAATAAACATTTCAGTTAAATCACTTGATGATATGCCAAGATATGAAGGATAATAATTGCTTCCATTATAACCAACTCCAGTGCCAATCATCATTGCCCTCTTGGCGGTTACTGGTAGAGTTACCCAGAAATATGCATTCGCAGTATTAGCCAGACCATTCGCATAAAATTTACCAATTACCAATTTCCCTATCTTTACATAATAGGCTGATAGATTTGTAGGAGTGACAGTAGTTGTTTTGTCGTGTTTATAAATCGTCGGTGTCCAAGAAGACCAACCTGTTGTCACGGTGGGATAACTATCCGGGATATCGGAAAGTTCCTGTTGCTGCAATCTTCTCCTGTTCTTCTCTGATTCCCTTGCCAGGCTCTCATACAGAGATTCCACCTCAATCACCGCCTTGTCCAAAGAGTAGTCCACGGCCTTGATGAGCATAACATCCTCAAATGTCCTAGAGGTGATATCCGAGAACCCCAAGAAAGAGCAGGTATCTCCCGGCTTAATTGATTCAATGTCATAGCCAAACTCTGACCCATTATTGTCTATAATTTCCACCTTCGTAGTAATATCGGCATCCTTCCTTTCATTCAGCACCGAGTTGGCCATACTATTTGCAGTCTCCTCAAGTTCAACCCGAGAATCCGAAACGATTTCCCACCTGTCGTCATATTTATCCGAAGAATCGGTATCGGAATAGAGCTTCAGGATATGACCACCACCAACAGGAGAGCTACTGAAAAGTACCCTATTGACCACCTTCTCCATATTCTTAAAAACCTCCACCTTCTTAAAGTGTCTGCCAAAGATGAATCTGTGCTTCGGCTTGATGTCCTTTGGATGAAACCAAAGGATATTGTCCNCCCCAATGAACCACCAGTAATCGGCTGGTGCCATCTCAAGGCATTTATCCAATGCCTCCGCATAAGTTAGTGCCTGGAACTCATAGGTGTTGGTTTGTCCAGTATTGTAGATTGAAGTTGAAGAGTAGTTTATCTGCGGATTGAGGCATTCCGCCCTATACCTGTCAATTATGTTCCTGACCATCTGGCTTGGGTCGGTTGAGGAGTAGGTGATAGCAATTGTTGAGCCATTCTTCAAAATAGCGGTTGCCAATTTAGAGACATAACCCATCAAAGTAACCTCTACTCCTTCGTTGTGTCCGTCAATGGAAGGGGCATAGGCGGAGATGTAGCCGGAGTAGATTTTGAGACCCTCTGGCGGTGTATCTTTGTCGTGAAGCCAAATTTCTACCCTGTTGTTCAGCTTGACATCAACACCCTCTCCGAAGTCATCAAACTTCCTCGCCAACTTCACATTGCATTCGCCCAATCCCCCGTTTATCTGCATCCTAAAGCCGTCAAAGGTGGCATCATTCCAGGTAGTGATGTAGTTTCCGTTGGGTTTGTAGACTTTGAAGAAGTATCTTTTCATCTTACAGGTATCGCTTCGTATATCTAATTATGGTTTTATATTTCCAGTTAACAGAAAAGGTGTTGTCTATTTTGAAACAAAAATCTACGATTCCAGAAGACTGACCCCAAGGCCCGCCCGTCCAAGTTTTTGCTAGACCGTTCGCATAAAGATTGGATGATGACGCCTTCCAGCAGATGTTCTCTTCTGGATAAGGATAAAGACCAAATTCACCCTGTAGCACAATCCAATATGTCACCCCTGTGGTTAAAGTAAAGCTACCTGGAAAATTAACCACAATCCAGTTCGGTGATGTCCCGATGTCGGAGTCGTACAATGTCTTCGTCGCATTTGCATCAACCAGAGTGCCAGATGGAGAACCACTTGAGTCGGTTTCAATTCTAACATATAACCAGTGCCTGGTAGGGTCTGGATCGCCAGTGCGGTAAATCAAAACCTGCAAGCTATCAACCGGTCCCGTCACACCTTTTTGAAAAGATTGTGCGGCCTTAACAGAATAACTAGGAGTATCATACAATGCCCACTCTGTATCATAACTTGTTTGCTGTTGTAGGTCTGAAGGAGGAGGAGAGGTATACACTTCCATCTGATTCAATCCCAAATCAAACTCCGGAAATACCCCTTCAAACCCTATATCTAACATTCCCTTTTTAACAGTCCTATTCTCCGTATCAATCTCAACCATATCTCCGCTTACCCAGGCAGTGCTTATACTCATCTGCGAAACCTCGCCTCCAGTCGTTGTGTTCTTAATCCTAATCTCATCTAGGTTTCCAGCCGTATCCAAGATAAATCGTATCTTCGGTTTTGGCTTCGCTGTCCCATCAAGATAACAGGATAAGGTTTCTGTGGCTAAGGTCAAGTTATCAACCGAAAGTGCCTCTGTTATCCCGGTGTCCAGTCCGAATGGTGGGTCAAGAACCTCACAGGTAATAGAAAAAGGAGCAAAAGTAAGATGGTAAAAATCCCTCGTGATGACAACATTGGTTGCAACCTTGTATCTCCTCGTTGAACCGGCATAAGAGATGTCTAGGTCTAGGTTGGTTCCAATCACATTCTTTTTAAAAGCGTCAATGTTTGCTTCTAGGTCGGATTGCGAAGTTCCTTTGATAATCCCTTCAATCTCTATCTTCTTAACCCCGTAAGATGAGGAAATAAGCTTTGCTCCGTCTTCCCTTGCTACCTCCAAGGTGTTCAACTCTAAAGGTGGTCCATCGTCGTGGGCAATGGTTTTTGTCTTGACTGTGCTGGATTGCAGGTTGTATCCATTAAGCGTAATTGAAGTAGCCATTTCTTACTCCTAAAAAACTCCTTGGCGGACCAAGACCAATTGCCGACCCAGCTTTCTTGCCACTTCCTCAATATTCTGGTCAGAGGCAAGGGATACTGGTCCATAGAAGTTGACGGTGACACCCCCTCCACCACCTGCCACCATTGATGCTGGGGTTACTCTCTCGCCCTTGTGAAGGTAAGCGAGACCTTCATAAGGCATAACTCCACCTTTTTGAAAATAAGGTATTGTCGGAAGGTTCGGGGTAAAAGGAAGCCTGTTGTATCCCTGTATTACCCTGTTTATTGCCTCAATTACTCTATTTAGGGGAGCCTTAATTCCTGAAGCAATCCTTTCAAACCAGAAGCTCACACCACTATAAATGCCAGCAGCAAAACTAACAATCGAGTTATATGCTCTTTGAAAAGGAGAAACGATGATATCGTAAAGGCTAACAAGAGCATTCCAGATTTGTCCCGGCAGGTTTTTAAAGAAGTAAAAAATCCTCACAACGATACTTCCAATTGACCATTCTCCCCTCATTGCCTGTTCTATCCAAGAATTCCAAAGGGCAGCCCACCAGTAAACCAATGATGTCCACAGTCCAGTAAGAAAACTGCTAATTGCATTGAACCATCCAGTAATTGTATTCCAAATGGATACTACCGCCGCCGTCACCTCATCACCAATCATCGACCAAATCCATTTGAAGAAGACATAAAGTCCATAGAATATGCCATAAACAATGGCATAAGCCAACCTGAAAGGAAGAGTTATTGCCACAAATATCGCCTCTACTGTTCCTTTGACACTGTTCCAAAGATTGACAAAGGAATTTACTATACTGTTCCACCAGGCCACGGCTTCTATCTCAATCAAGTTAAATGTCGAAACAAACAAAGCACCAAGCTCTTTAATGAAATTCCAAATCTTTATTCCTGCCTCAATCACAAGGCCAATAACCACAATTATCAAGGTAAGAGCAGCCATCGGGGCATTTAAAGCTGCTGCTAAGGTCAAGAATGCTAATCCAAGTGCTATTGCTACCTCTTTGTGTTGCATCAACCATTTTCCAACCTCAAACACCTTCTGTCCAAACTCAATTATCTTATTAACCAAGTTAGATAACACGGCTTTAATCCTTTCTGAATTGGCATCTAGCCAAGTCAGTGCATCCATGGCGGCTTCTTTAATTCTCCAGAACAGGCCGCCTTTTTTGACCTNCCCAGACTCGCTTATGTCCATAAAAGCCAAAGCGAACCTCGTTAGGTTGTCCTTCAAGTTTGACCAGATACCCGCCAATGAGTCTGATTGTGCTTGCATCAAGCCAGCAAACCTTCCTCCCGAACTGGTCATCAATTCAAATGCCTTCTGAACTTCTGGAAAGCCAACCTTTCCTTCTTGCACCAAGTCTGCTACTGCGTTTTGGGATACGTGCATCACCTGGGCCAAAGCCTCAATCATCGGGATGCCACGCATCGTGAATTGGCGGATGTCTTGGGTATATGCCCTTCCTTGTGCCCTAAGCGTCCCATAAACATAAACCAAATCTCCTAAAGGAATTGATAATCCGGCAGCCACATCCCCTAACATTCTCATCTGTTTCAATACCTCATCAGCAGAAAACCCGTAGGCAAGCAACTGCTTTGAACCCTCCACCACCTGGGGCAACTCAAATGGGGTCTTACGTGCAAACTCAGAAATGTCCTTCAGTAGATTTCCTGCCTTCTCGGCACTCCCTAGCATTGTCTCAAAGGCAATCCTGCTCTGTTCATACTGTGCCGCTGCTTTTATAGAAAAAGCCCCTATCCCGGCCAACGCACCACCAGCGGTCGCAGAAGCAATGACCAAATCCTTCTTCAACCTGTTCCCCAATTCCGAAATAGCCCCACTCAGTCCTGCAATTACTTTTGAGGCCTCGTCTCTTGCTGTTATTCTTGCTTCTAGGTCAATGCGTGCCATATCCCCTCGTCTTTGCCTTTTGCTCTGCTTTTCTCATTTCCTTTTTTTCATATTCGCTGTCTAAATTCATTTTTAAAATCAGTAAGTCCAAGAACCAGTCTGGTTGTCTAAGATACTCCTCATAAGTCCAATTCATTTCCTTACACAAAATAACCATCTGCATATCTGGGTGCAATCTTCCCTTTCCGTAATTCAATAAATCCCAGTATTGTTCCTCAATCATCTTTTTTTTTCGGCAAACTCCCTCTGTCCGGAAACCCGATTGCACTTGTCCAAAACAAAATCGTAGTCCCTTGCATCCATCTCCAAAATCCTCTTGAGGATGTCCTCGGGACTACCATCAACCTCAACGACCACCTTCTCAATCGTTAGGTCGTTTAATTGAATAAGTTTTTCGCCAGGGATTTGCTGTTCTCCTATCCCTGCCGCTTCTGGGTTGGCGGGATTCAAGGTCAGATTGACATCTTTGAACAGAAAGAGATTCAAGTCTCTCCTATCCCCGCCTGTTAACCATTTCTTAATTTTTACCTTGTGCTTTCCGATGGGTGTTTCGAATTCTTCAAATTCCATTTTAACTCCAATCTTAATAACTTATTTTTAGTATTGTCCACTTGCTTGCTGGTTCACCAAAACCACCGTATGGATTACCCTCTGGGCATTGGCCGCATCATAGTGTGCTTTAAAGTCAATGTCTTGTGTAATGATGTCGTCCAAATTAGAGGCGGGTTTCCAAGAGTTAAAGGATACTCTCGGCAGTTGGATGGTCAAGGAAGAGTTGGCATCCTTGTAGAACTTAATCTCCATTGCCTTATATGTTCCGTCAAGCATATAGTTCCTCCAGACCCTATCTTCATAGTTCAAGGTCAGGCTGCCTTCTACCGAAATCTGTGCGTTAAGGATATCTTCCGGCTGTAAGGTTCCCATTACATTATCTCTGACGGAATTCTTATTGACTTTGAAGGTCAAGGCTTTTAGAGAAAGCACTGAAGCAGCGGTTAATCCAGAAATGGTATCTGCCACCTTGAATTGAAGGTGTTGGTGAAGGAATTTCTCCCCTAAAGAAGTAAAGCTGGGTGTCTGGGAAGTCCAATCCTGGCTGCCTTTTGAGGTGAACCCAACTTTATAGGTAACAATCCCCAAAGGCTCAACTGATATCTCAAACGAGTCAACCATCGCCAAGGCAAACATAGAGGCACCGTTTGGGTCTTGCTTTAGTATTGACAATGACTGATGTTGGTTGGAAGCATCCGCCAGGGTATAGGTATGCATGTAAGGACTTGCACCAGTAGTTGTTGGCGATGCCCCCATCACTCCTGTTAGAATCAATCCCAATGCCTTGTCCCTAATTTCCCCTTCAATCTCTCCTTCTGCATATTTGCCAGTCACTACCGAAGAGTCGGTGTCGGCAATCTGACCCATCGCTGATTTCTCGTCCACCTTCTCAACCTTGTCATCAAGAGAGATTGAAGTTTGCGGAATCCAGAAGGCGGGGTTTGCTGGCGTTCCCCTTGTTGCCTCTTTTGCGATTCCTACGTTGATTCTACGACCAATGAATTTTGCCATCCTATCCTCCTACTCTTAGTGTTAAACAAACTTAATTTCTTTATGTTAAAACATCAAAACTTTTTCTTACCTCTATTCTTATCTCAGCTGTCCGACACCAACCTTCGGGTAGTTCGGCATATCCCCACCTTGAAGGCGTTGCTAGGGTGTAGTCCGCTTCTCCTCCGAACCCATAGAACTTGTCAAAGGTATCAATAATCTCCGAAACCACATTGCCAAGAATCCTCTCTGCCCTTTCCTTGGCATTGTCTGAGATAGTGTCAAGGCGGGGAACATTACCCAACTGCTCATAAATCCTGACAATGAAGGTAAAGGTTCTCATATTCTCGGAAGTGCTTTCATAATCATTTTCATTGCCGGAACAGATAACAGTTACGGCAGGAAATCCCCTAAATCCCGTCTTCTCATAATCGGCAACATCCTGGACTGTCGTCACGGTTGACGAAATCCGGTCCATTATCACACTTTTTAAATGGTTTATATCCGTCATTTTGCTCTCCTTGCTACTTCATCTAAGGTTTCCCCTACAGCGGTCTCAAAATACCTTTCTATCTGACCATATGCCTTATCTATACCCCATCTTAAGAATGGTCTGGCGAGCATCCGCCTTGTTCCTTCGTGGACATAGATGGCATAATCAACGGTCGGATACAAAGAACCCCACAAAAGACCAAACCGTGTCTCAAAGGATGCCCTCAGCCTTCCTGTCCTTACTGGCGTCACCGGGATGGTTGACTCGTGAATTGAGGCGATTGACCTGACTATTGCTTCCTGAACCCTCTTTGCGGCAATCTCCGGATAACTGTTCAAGGCACTCCTGACTTTATCCAGGTTTGGTATTTCTGCCCCAATCTCTATCATCCTGATGTCCTTTCTCCACTTTCGTGTTTCCCGACTATTAGCCTTTTAAAGTGCTGGGTGCCAAAATCAACCACCTTCACTTCGGCAACGGAATAGACAGAACTGCCTTTGACCACCTGCCAACCGACCTCCACTGGACAATCCTCTTCAACAAAGACCTCGTAAGGCTGCCCAATTATCCCTTCTATGTACTGCCTTCTCTCTATGCTTGGCTCTTGCCAACTGGCAACATAGGCAGTCCCCGTAGCAGAATATACCGACCTGTCGCCGCTCTTAATTCTTAATCTACGAAGCGTGATGTTTTTATCTAAGAAATAGCGTATTTTGTCCTCCTCATTTGTGTCAAGAACTTATATGTTAATCACCCTGTACTTATCCAGAATTTCTTTATATTCAGGGATGGCATACTTCTCAATGTCCTCAAATGTCACGCTGTATTCTCCCAAGTTCTCCGACTTCACTATCTTTGCCTCTCCGGCCATTTGCCTTATCATATCCCCCACCATCCTTGTCGCCACCCACTCTATCGCTGGGGGAACGGTCGCAGAATAGCCAAAACTACCGGTCACCTTAACCCTTCTTTTTCCTGTCGGGAAAACAGGATTGCTGCCTTGTGGATTGAGAATTATTGTGTGTTTCACCGTTGTGTTCAACGGATAGAGCCAGTAATCTTCTGTGTTGTCCAAAATCTCGTCAACTGTAATCCCATCCTCTTCTAAAAATGCAACTTCACTAACGGAGACAACATTGTCAATGACAAGTGTGTCGCCGCCGTTGGCATCATAATATCTTGTCTCTGTTGCCGCCTCAAAAGTAGTTCCTGTGTATTGGTCGATGTAATCCTTAACCCAGCTTATCCAAGTGGAAACCGAAGATGATATTGAGTCGTCAATGTTTATTTGTAGGTAGTTTTCTATTTTTTCTTCAGTTGTATACATTTATCTCTCCCGGATACATTTCATTCTTGTAAAGTTGTTTTTTCTCGTAGCTTGAAAATGCCTCATCCTTGTAAAGTTGCTCTTTCTACTGAAATGGTCTTCTGCCCTCGAAAAAGGATACTCAATTACAATCACTGGGGATATAGTATAACTACTCTCCATATTATCCGTCACCGCCGTAGAGTCTGTCAAGGTTCTATAAAA